GTTGGAATGTTGGTAGGAAGTCCGGTACTTCGGTCAAGGGAAGACTTAATCCCAAGACCTGCAAGCCGGGCAAGTAGCCTATTGATTATAGAGGGCACACACTTGCCACTAGCGCTAAATAGCGCTCCCTCTGCCATCACGGTGGTCCCACGCAGGGGTCGTGTAGGCACTTCAGCAGGATTTGCTGCGTCGTAGCTTTCGGCTAACGCTCCGACGCCCCGATCACGAAGTTTCTGGTGAGCTATGGTCTGAGACGATACACTCGCAGCCGCAGGGATCATGTATTTGTAAAGATCCTCCTGTTCAATCTCATCATAAGATGAAAATCTAACAGGGACCCTACTATACACAAACAACCGTGCGGCCTCGAGCTTACCGATGTTCTCATCCCACACTTTACGGGGGTGCTGTGCCAGCTCATACACAGCATCCTCGAGCACGAGGGCGGTCAAATGGTACTGATCACCCTTGGTCTTGTTCCAACAAGGCATCTCCCGAATCGTGCTAATATCGAGAGGTGCACGGAAACGTGTCTGATCTGGATCCCAGACGAAAGCCCGTTTCAGGAACTGAATCTCGCTTAATTGCTTAAACGTGACCAGGTCCGTCGACTTCGATTCGTCGGTGTATGTCATACCAAACGTGGCGTACGCCTCTGCCATAGTGACTTGGTTAAACCAAGGCAACCTGTCAGAGACGTTCGTGACGTCATCATCACCATAATTCACGTGTGCAACATACTTAGCAAAGTTCGATAAACGCTCCATTTCTGGGGCGTATCTTCGAGCTGCCAAGATGTAAGCAACACGGACAATGATGGAGTGTACAACAGAGTTCAGAATAGATGTGAAAGGGCAGCCAGAGGGCTGGCTGTGGTTCCACATATAGACAGTGTTCCCTTGAACGTGAATGGAGTTAACGATCTCCAGCCACAACAGTTCCCTAACTTTACAGTTAGCCTCGGAATCGCCACTACGCCGATAAAATGAATTAACGATGTCTAGCACTTCCCAGAGCACGTCTGCAGGTAGGGTTCCGTCGTAGTTGGTAAAATCACCCGCCACCACGTTCTTTCCTTTGGACTGCAACCTGTTGGCGATCACAGTCCAGTCCATCGAGTACGGGTTGACACCCACACACGACTCAACTGTTACCTTGTTCCGCGCCATATGCGCGCTAAAACCCATGAAAAACTGTCTCAGCAGGAGAGTCAACACCATTTCGCCAGCGGCGAAAAGGCGAGTCTTACCCGCTTCAACCTTCTCAATTGGTCTCAACTCGTCCTTGAGAGTGTCGGTCCAGTACTTACCTGCTCGTTTGCCGTTTTGCAACCGCTCGAGTGTGGCCTCGTACTCCTCCTGCACCTCAGGGCTTACTTCATATGCGTCCGAACCAAGATAACTCGTCTTTCCTTTTCCCTTCTTAGCCCAGCCGTAACCGGGCGAGGTACTCCTGTTGATTGGTGGATACACTTCATCACCAGGAACACCACGCACGGCCTCGTCAAACGTAAGTGTGCGTCCGTCGGTGGTCTCAATAGAACAAATCATTTGTTCAACATCACTGACCGCCGCCTTCAGCGCACTCTCGTCGACCAAGAGGGAAGGTGTGCTAGCTTTCGCCATCGCTTTCTCCAGGGGATCAATAGTTTCCCCAGCTTCATTTCTACGCGCGCATAAATACGCGGGTTTCTTCAAAACTGGACCACAGATCCCATGAACAGGGGACGGCGAAATAGCACTCATCTTGCTTGAATGGACGCGCACGTTGGCATGTCCAACCAAGTTGAAGCCAGACATAACCGGTGCAACTAGTACACCATCTCTGGCCTCAACAGGGTTGGGCATGTCAACGCCCGCCTCCGCGTTCAACAGAGAATGTGACCACCGGAGCTTCAACCCCGCAAGGAGCTCACGAATGAACTCCTGCGTGATTGCTGCTCCGGCAGCTGTATACCCATGGCCAATGTCTCCACCGGCCATGTGAATACCCACAAGCTTTCTGTTGAACCTTTTGTCAAACGCAACAAGCACGCCGCCGCAATCACCTCCGATTGTCTCGAGCCCATAACAGTAGAAGTTCCGAATACGAGATTCATCTCCTCCAGCAGTCGTGAGCGCGAACACATCCTTGTGAAATGCTACGCACTTGTCAGTCTCCTTAAACGTCAGGAGACTCTGACCACGGATCATCGAATATGTCACCAAACAAACCTTACTGAGCGCTTCATGGCGGGAGAAATCTTCACCCGTCATAAAGAACTCCGTAAGGTCCGAATGCATCGCGACATTCTTCGGACATTCCAAGATCATCACGTCACGTTGTCCATACACGGGATGGTCATCCGGCACCGAGTACACATTGAAATCCTTCTTTGCGCACTCGTAACCGATATTTCCATTCATCGTAACAAGCTTCACACGTTCGCGCATCGCAGCGTAGATATGTCTGTTCGTGATACCGACTCTTCCACTAATAAAAGTGAATGAGCCGATACCCGTCCAATTCTCATCTCCACTGTTCTGAGTCAAAATGTGATACATGTTACGATATACTCGTGTGCGTACTTCCGCCGCATTCTGATCGCTCAGGCTCTGTGCTTCGCCAGCGAGTTCCTCACCTGACTCGGTGTGGACTACCTTAGTAGTCCTCACCGAACCCGATGGATAGGAACCCTCAGTCTTCACCACAGGCACTGAGCGAACAGTAGACGACGGATACGCCTCACCAGTCACATACACATCCGCCACTATGTCAGATGCCTCAGTCTTAACGACTGTAGCACCCTTCACAGTAGCGGCTGCGTACGCGGCTTCACCGTCAACACAACACGTTCTACCGCCACTTCCAACGACATACATCGCCCCACTGGCTGCTAGACCCACTGTGCCACAAATTGTGGCCCAGAGAACCGAAAGCAACCAATGAAGCAACGCACGAATCGCAAGGAGCAGTAGTGTCAACGTTCCTCCTGCCATGAGAAGACCAAGGAGAGGATGGGCGTGTGCAAAAGAAATATACTTTCTCAACACACGACCCATACTCACCGCAGTCGCCTCCTTGGCGGACCGAGCGTAACTCTTCAACAACGACTCATGTGCTCCACCATCAACGTGTTCCTCACATCCACAGACTGCAACTTTCTGACTGAAAGCCGCCACTGCGTGCGTCACATCACGTCCCGAAAAGTACTGATTATAAATATCCAGCATTGAACGAACCAGCGTGTCATCGTTGCCCTGGAAGACAACGAGACACGGCAGATCGAACATCTGTGTCATCATCTCAG